GTTCAACAATGATCTTAGCGTAAGCATTACGGAATTGGGAAGAGATTTAGACTTTGACAATTTGTCACGTGGTGAACGCAATCGTTTGATTTTAAGTTTAAGTTGGGCGTTCAGAGACGTGTGGGAAAGTCTATATCAGCCTATTAACTTGTTATTCATTGACGAGTTAGTTGACAGCGGTATGGATAGCAGTGGTGTTGAAAACTCACTGGCTATCCTGAAAAAGATGTCGCGAGATGCTAATAAGAGCATCTGGCTTGTTTCACACAAAGATGAACTAGCGGGTCGTGTTAACAATACACTACACGTAGTTAAGGAAAATGGATTTACAACCTACAACACCGACGTCGACATTACTTAGCCATCGTAGAATACACATCGAACTGAGTAGCAAGTGTACGCTTAAATGTCCGCGTTGTCCTCGTACGGAATTACATCCAGACAGCCTAAACAGAGAAATTACATTACTAGAATTTCAACGTGCATTTACTCCAGACTTACTAAAAGAAATACAAGAAATAACTTTCTGTGGCGACATAGGTGATCCTATATATGCTCGCGACTTCTTGCCTATTGTAGAGTATATTAAAAAGGCACGTTTCAATGTCAGCTTGGTTATTGTTACTAATGGTAGCTACAAGCCCGAAGCATGGTGGCAAGAACTAGGTATGTACTTAAAGACCAACGACAAAGTAACATTTAGTGTTGACGGATGGGATCAAGCCAGCAATGAACAATATCGTGTTAACAGTGACTTTGATTCAATTGTAGCAGGTGCTCGTGCTTTAAGACGAGTAACTAAAGCACAAATGAATTGGTCAGCTATTTACTTTCGGTTTAACGAAGATAAGATGCCCTGGATACAAGACCTAGCACGTGAGTTAGGATTTGATACCTTTGAAGCTGTACTAAGTACAAAGTTTGATAATCAATATCTAGTTAATGGTGTAGATCCGTTAAAGCCTGTTAATGGCTATGTTGCTACAGGCAAGTATGAGGTTATGCAGGAAAAATTAAAGAGCGGTGTCCCAGTTATATTTTACGATACACGTCAACGTCATCCTTGGGCTCGTTGTTCTAATTGGGACATACCTATGTTTATTAGTGTAGATGGTTATGTGTTTCCGTGTCCTTGGTTTAACTCAGGCTATTTGGAAAATGATTTCTTTGAAAAGTATCGTGAACAGTTGTCAATTAAGAATCGTACACTTAAAGAAATCATTGACGATCCCCTGTGGGAAGAAATGTACACACGCTTTGAAATAGGCCCGCTAGATATTTGCAACTTGAAATGTAACAATGCCAAATAAAGATATATTCTGTAACATACCTTGGTACGAGCTACACATCAATCACGATGGTAGCTACGATCTATGTGGCTGTATGTCTAGTTTGATTACACAAACCGATGCGGCTCAAGAATGGAATATACAAAACTATCCTGTAGAGGAATACTGGCAAAGTCGTAGATTGCGTGATGAACGACTAAGCAAGATGTCAGACACACCCAATCCTGCTTGTGGTGTATGTCAATATCAAGACTCAATAGGTAACCACAGCAAACGTATTAAAGAAAACTTAAAGAGTGTTATCTTTTACGACAAGAACTTTTACAAGAGCTACGAGCAAAGCCCGCATCGTCCGGCATTTGAATTCAGCTTGAACAATGACGGATTAACAGTTACTAAACCAGCAAGTTATCATTTGAGCTTGGGCAATGAATGTGACTTGGCCTGCATTATGTGTAGCCCAAATGCCAGCTTTAAGTTAGCACAGGATTATAAAGTCTTAGGTTGGGCTAAAGATGCTCGCCGCCTAAACTGGACTGATAATCTAGAAGTATGGGACAATTTTTGTGCAACTATTGTAAAATCTCCACTAATTAGCCTACATATTATTGGCGGAGAACCCACAGTAAACCGACGTCTTGTACAGCTATTAGACTTGTTTATTGATCACAATAAGACTGATTTTAGCTTTAGTTTTACTACTAACTGTATGCACACAATAGACCATTTGTGGGATAGATTAAGTCGTTTTAAGCGTATTGAGATAGGGTTAAGTACAGAAACCGTAACAAAATCAAACGATTACGTCAGGTACGGTGGCAATATAGATCGTATATTAAACAACATCAAAGACTTCAAAGCAAAGGCTCCGCCTAACGTTGATTTTGTTGTACGCACAGTTCCTACGCTATTAACTATCAATGAATATCCACAATTGATTGATTGGTGCTTGGAAAACAATTTACTGTTAAACAGTTACTTTGCTGTGGATCCTACATGGCAACAGATTAAGCTATTACCGGACACAATAAAAATTGAGTTACAATCAAAGTTTCAACAACAACTTGAGCGTTATCAAGCACTAGCTAGCAATCGTACTAAGAGTTTAACTAACTTTAGAAACAAAGAGTATGTGCTAGAGAACTTGATAAAAGAAATCGAAGCCGCAATACAAAGTTTAAGTTTAGGCAATCAAGACCCAGACCTAGTGCAGGAATGTGTGTTAAAGTTTAAGCAGTTGGATCAGCATCGTGGTACCAGTGTTGTTGGTGCGTTTCCTATGTTACAGGATTTTTTTGAATCAAATGGCTACTAATTTACAGTTTCGATTAACTATAGAGCCCAAGGGTTACGCAGATCGCTGGCCAGAATTTTATATCAAAATTGATGATAACTTGCAGGACCAAGGTGTACTTAGGGAACAGCTCACTTACAATTTTGATGTTACCTTAGAGGATGGTTCACATGTTCTCAGCGTAGGATTAACAAATAAACAAGATTCTGATACCTTAGTTGAAAACAATGAAGTTGTAGCAGACAAAGCAATTTATGTACATCCTATAGAAATAGAGGGTTACCGGTTAGATGATTTTATGTATCAAGCTACTTACTACCCTGTTGGGCGTGATAGTTTGAAAAGTAATTATTTAGGTTGGAATGGAGTTTGGAACTTGCCGTTTACTACTCCAGTCTTTACTTGGATACACAAAACACAGAATTTGGGCTGGATTTACGAGAAAAATTTGTAATATTTGTGTCATGTCATAATTACTATGCATGTCATGGATTTACGAAAACTCTACTGTAGAAACTTTACCCGAAGACTGTGTTGGATTTGTTTATTTGATAACAAATAAGCTATCCGGCAGGATGTATGTTGGCAAAAAATTAGCTAAGTTTAGCAAAACAACATACAAGATGGTTAAGTTAAAAAATGGCAAGAAGAAACGTAAAAAAATTCGTGGCAAAATAGATTCAGATTGGCAGACGTATTATGGCTCCAGTCCAGAGTTAACCAAAGACGTATTAGCACTGGGCTCAGATAACTTTAGTAGAGAAATACTTTATTATTGTAAATCTAAATCAGAATGTAGTTATATAGAAGCAAGAGAACAATTTTCACGCAAAGTGTTAGAATCAGACGATTATTATAACGGACATATACAGGTCCGTGTACATGGCTCACACATCAAGAACAAACTTTCCTAGACACAAAGTCTAAATAGCAGTACCCCCATATTACAGTAATGACTAGCGCAGGTTAATGACGTGCGCCTATGATAAGAGGACCGCGGGTCACTCGGACGGAAGCCTTGCCGCTGTAAGCAAGCACTTAGCAACTATCCTTAACAGGACGATGATCGGATATGCCTATGAACCGGTTTTGCTATTTAGAAAAATGTTTAGGAAAGGCTAAAAGACGTGGAAGCGATTCCACACGTTTATATAATGTGTTAGCGTATGTTATATAAACCGCCGTCGTATAAAGACGCAACTCGAGGTACCGGACGACCGCCTCTGTAATTGTTGTAACGCTAAGTGATTGTGCTACTCGGATGATGCTCAATTTTCATTTTGCCCCTTTAGCGGGCAAAGTGTGACTGATTAATCTGGATGATACTAGAACAACATCAATAAGAAAAATAATGTTGTGAACGAAGTGAAACAACAGATCACGTAGTGATCTTAAAAGAATGGTAATCCTGATTTCTCTGTTGTTTCTAAATTATCTTTAATAATCTTTGCTATCATTTTGCGTTCATCAAATGACAATATCATAGAGTCATCATACGAGATACTGCCACGCATATACCAGCACATCGATAGGAGTTCTTGTTTAAGGGCTTTTGAGTCTTTGTCGAGTCTATCAAGCTCTTCGACAATCTCCTCATTGGTTAATGTCAAAAGCCTTAGCCGAAAAAATTTGTTTGTTCAAATACAAATGGAGTAACAAAAGGTTTTTTGCAATCTTCATTTGAACAAGTTATGTTTACAGTATTGTAAATGTTTTCGTTGTTGATAACATCAAGTGTTGATTTGAGACCTTCCCAAACATCTCTTTCGCAGTTGTCTAGGAATTCTCTAATGTATTCAGGATTATCGACTACTGTGCCATCGGACATGCGAACGCCAGCAATGCTCTTGCTGACCTGTCCAATACCGGTTTCTATCAGCTGAGCAAACAGTTGATTGAAACGTTCAATCTTTTCTTCTTCGCTAAGGCTATCTTGTTGTACAACCTGTAGTATACGCTGTTCTTCAAAGTTCAACATGTTGCTCTTGTTAAAATCCTCGTAGCTTTGTGGCTTTAGAATAATTTCAAAATCATCATTTTTAACTGTACGTGACCAGTCAGCTAGTTCTATTTTGCCTAGCATGTGACTTAGATCTAGTGCATGTTCGTTTTTAGTTCCGCAACTTGGGCACACAGTGGTAAAATCCATTTCTTTACCATATGTAGCTAGGCGTATGGCAATCAGCACAGGATCAATATCCACAGCCGGCATTTTCCATGCGTTCTTGATAGCAGGACAGCAACTCTCAATTACATGTACAGTACTAGCACCATTCATTAAAGAATCCGGTGTTTTCATTGTGATCTCATCTTTGGCTGTCATAGCGTAGATAGGTACTTCACCTGTAACAGGCAATTCTAATGTACCTTCAGGGTACCAACGCCCGCCGCTGGGCAATTTGAGATACAGTTGCGGCTGTCTAAAATGTTTGGCTAAGGGATTACCAGATAAACTGCTCATATTTTGAACTCCATAAATATAGATATACCTAGTACTTATCAGTATTCATTAACGGCTAAGATTAAAATATATGGCAGACGGAATAGATCCAAAAATACAAGACCAGTTAGTCAAGCTCGGGTTGGTGTCAGAAACCTTGGCCTCCACATGGAAAAAAGGCGAAAAATCTGAAACAGCTCAACGCATAGCTAGAGAAAATCTTACCAAGATTTTAGTAAAGCAGTTAGACCTCGATGTAAAGACAGCTGAGCAAACTGCAAAAAGAATCATACAAGAAGAAAAGCTAGCCGCAGTACAGGAGAATGTGGCCAAAGGCCTATCTGAATCGGCTGTTAAGGCTGTCAAAGGTGTTAAAGATTTAGCATCTGGTGCAATGAGTGCCGCACAGTCTGCAGTATCTAGCGCCGAAGTTTATTCTAGTGCATCCAGTACCTTGCAGTTAATGGGCAATGCTGTCAAGACAGTGACAGACATTATTGCTACCGCAGTTAGTGGAATACCTTTCATTGGTGGTGCTTTGGCCGCTGTGGACAAAGCGGCAGCCGCAGTTACAGATTTAAGTATTCAAGTTTTACAAATGGAACTTGAATTTGCACAAAAATATGTCAACACCTATCAAACTCTAAGCAAAGCAGGAGCCAGCTTTGGTGGATCCATGGTCTCGGCACAACAAGCCGCAGAAGGCATGGGATTGAGTCTAGAACGTTATACCAAGTTTGTAACAGAAAATGTTGAAGCGTTAGCTAGCTTTGGTGGTGGCATTGGTAAAGCCAGTCAGATAATTGGCAAGATGGGACAAAATGCCCGTGCCGCTGATGCATCGTTGTTGGTAGCATACGGAACACAAGAAGAT